ACAGTGCGACATTAAGGGAGAATGTAGTCTCTCTAGCACGTAATATAGGATATGTACCAAGATCACGTAAAGCATCAACTAGTAATATTAGTTTTACTGTAGATGTAAGTAATACTACCGCCGTTACAGTCACTCTTAAGGCTGGAGCAGTAGTTACTTCTAGATCTACCGGTGTAAATAAGACGCAAAATTTCATATTTTCGATCCCAAATGACATTACAGTCCCTGTTGATTCATTTGGACGTGCAAATTTCAATGAAATAAAGGTATATGAAGGAACTTACATCACGCAAACATTTACTGTAGATACAGAAAACCCAAATCAGAAGTTTATATTGCCAAATTCTGGTATTGATACGGATTTATTGTCTGTTATTGTCAAAAATACCAAAGAATCGACAGTTGAGAGAAAATTTGACCTCTTCGATAGCCTTTTTAAGGTTACAGCTTCGACTAGATCTTACTTTATTCAGGAAATAGGGCAAGAAAGGTACGAACTTTTGTTTGGAGACGGCGTTTTTGGCGTAAAATTAGAAAATAAGAACTATATAGAGGCCAGTTACATCACTACATCTGGTGCTGTTGCCAATAATATCACTAATTTTACCTTTATTGGTAACATGGTTGGTAATAATGGTAATGCCATTAGTCAGGGGGTGTCTATTGTAACCGCTGAGATGAAATCTAAAGGTGGCAAACCCATCGAAAGTGTTGAATCAGTCAAGAAATACGCTCCACAGATCTACGCTTCTCAGAATAGGGCAGTTACAGCAGCCGATTATGAGGGTCTAATTCCTCAAATTTACCCAGAAGCCGAATCAGTATCGGCATTTGGTGGTGAAGACCTTACTCCGCCACAATTTGGTAAGGTGTTTATCAGTATTAAGCCTTATAATGGTGTGTATTTGTCTAGTGCCATTAAACGAAACCTTCAATTTCAGATTAAAAACTACTCTGTTGCCGGTATTAGGCCTGAAATTATCGATCTAAAGTATCTTTATGTTGAAGCCAATTGTGATGTTTACTACAACACTAACTTAGCACCCTCCCCATCTTACGTTAATAACATTGTTACACAGAATATTGCTAGTTATTCAGACTCTTCTGCATTAAATCAGTTTGGTGCTAGGTTCAAATATTCTCAGTTCCAACAAATTATTGATCAAAGTAACGAGTCAATCACCTCTAATATTACCAACATTGATATGAGGAGGGATATGGTTGCCAAACTCAACCAATTTGCTGAGTATGAACTATGTTATGGTAACCGTTTTTATGTTAAAAACCACGGACACTCTGCAGTATTCAGTGGTAATTTGGTAGGTTACAATATTAGATCAAGTGGATTCACCGTAAGTGGTATTAGTGGAACAGTGTATTTGGGTGATAAGCCTAATATGGACCTTGAAAAAGGTAAATTGTTCTTATTTAAACTCAATTCTCCTTCTGAACCAATTATTGTAAAACAAAATATAGGTACAATTAACTATATTACAGGTGAAATTCGTTTAAATCCAATAAATATCATTTCAACCACAATTAATAGAGATTCACCCTTAGTAGAAATCTCTGCTCAACCATATTCAAATGACGTGATTGGTCTCCAAGATCTCTATCTACAATTGGATGTAAATAATACAACAGTTAACGTTATCGTAGATAACATTGCCTCGGGTAATGATATCTCAGGAACTAATTACATAGTCTCTTCAAGTTACGGTTCCAACCGTTTAGTAAGGGGTATACCTATTACAACTGTTGATGCCGGAGTTATTTCTGAAACTTCGTCAATAGCAAGTTCGGTAAGACAATCAACGCCCTTAGGCAGAGCGATTGTATCAACTACAAACTCAGCCAGATCATCCTACTAATATAAAATGACCGTAGATAGAGTAAAGTTTCAGGAAATTGTTTCTAGTCAACTTCCTCAGTACGTTAGAGAAGATTTTCCTCTCCTAACGGAGTTTTTGGAGCAATATTACATATCTCAAGAATATGAAAGTGGACCTATTGATCTTGTCAATAATATTGATCAATATGTTAAAGTAGAAAATTTAACCAATCTTACAACTGATACCACGTTAGCCGAGGATGTAGATTATAGTCAGGATGAAATTACAGTTGATTCCACATTAGGGTTTTCTGAAACTAATGGAATCATAAAAATTGATAATGAGATCATATTTTATGCCACAAAAACTGATACAGTTTTTGAAAGATGTTCTAGAGGATTTAGTGGTATTACCACATATATCACTACAGGTGCTCCAGATGAATGCACATTTGATATAACAGAGGCCAATTCCCATCCCAAGGGATCAAAAGTAAATAATTTAAATATTTTATTTCTACAACAGTTTTTAAATAAACTAAAATATCAGTTTACACCAGGATTTACTGAGAGAAACTTTTTTTCTGGATTAGACCAACAGAACTTTATCTATAACGCAGATAGTTTTTACTCATCAAAGGGTACAGATCAATCTTATGAGATCTTGTTTAGGGCGTTATATGGTGAAGATGTTGAACTTATCCGACCATCACAGTTTCTTCTTACACCCTCGAATGCTGATTATAAAGTAACTCAAGATTTTGTTGTTGAGAAATTACAGGGTGATCCTCTTGAGTTACAGAACCTCACCATATATCAACGTGAGACTAACGCTAGAGGGTCTGTAACCAACGTTCAAGTGATTCCTTATGATAGATATCAATTCTATCAGATTAGTATTGACACGGGATATGATAGGGACTCAGATGTAAAGGGTTCTATTTACGGTGAGTTTAAACCTAACCCACTTACAAAGATTTTGGAAAATGTTGCAATTGGTGCAACTATTATTAATGTGGACTCTACCATTGATTTTCCCGAATTTGGTAAAATTGCTGTAGTTAATCAGAATGACGAAGAAGTAAGTATTGCTTATAGTGGTAAGACATCAAATCAATTCTTCAATGTAGTAGGAGTTGATGTCCCTCTTCTTAATAGAATGGATGCCAAGTTGGACAACTATTCTTATGCATATGTTGGAATTGGTACAAGAACAGAGATAAAGGTCAGATTTACTAATACTCTGAAGGATTTTGTTAAAAATGGTCCTACTGCATACTTTAGACCGAATGATACTGTTCAAATAAAGTCATTAGGATATGAAGCACCTGGTAAAAAGAACAATAATTATATACTGAATGTAAAATCAAAATTTAAAATTGCAAAAACTGAAGTAGTCGATGCAAATTCATATGTTTATAAATTTAATGTTTATGATGGTACATTCTTTAAAGAAGGGTATTTTGTAAAATATGAGAATGCTGATGCTACGGTATCAATTTTAGGTCAGATTACTAGAACGATTGATCCTTCTACCGTTAATGTAACCTTCAATACTCCTATTCCACTAATAGGTGAATTTTATATTGAGAACCAACTATTAAAGGGTAATTCATCTAGACAACCATACATTAGTAATTTTGTTGCAAACGTTCAAAACACGTATGCTAAATTTAATGGCGATACGATGATCGCCTCTAATTCTATTCCAAGATATTATGATTTAGAGACTAATCCATATGACAAGAAGATTACGTTCTCGGTCGCACTTTTAAGTACACAAGATTTACCACTTCCAACCAATCCAACTACTTTACCGGATCATGGTTTCTATACTGGTGATGCTGTATGGTTCCAGTCAGAAGGTAATGGCTTTGATGGTATTGCATCTGGTGCTTATTTTGTATATCGTGTTGATGAGAGTAATATTAAACTTGCTAGAAGTAAAGCTGACCTATCAAGAAAAACATATTTCACATTTAACGGTTCGGTAGTCAACGCATCTATTAGCTATCTTCCATTTTATGGTAAAAATATCGAACCTCAAGGTTTGTATAGAAAAATTCTTGAGCCCGTTAACAGAAAAGAGACAATTTTAACAGAAGCCGGTTATACCGGTATGTTTATTAATGGATTAGAACTTCTTAATTATAAGTCTTCTAATAGTGTATATTTTGGTGATATTAAAGACTTTACCATGACAAATGGAGGTCAGGGTTATGATGTTATTAATCCACCAATTCTATACATCACCGATGAAGTGGGTGTAGGAGCCACTGGTGCTTGTAATGTTTTAGGTCAATTAGAAAGACTTGAAGTTACAGATACTGGTATGGGGTATGCTGAACCTCCTACTATTACAATTACTGGTGGTAATGGTTTTGGTGCTGCAGCAGAACCAAGGATGCTTTCTGTTAAATTAGAAAATTCCTTTGTTGCCAATTTTCCTTCTGATGTTGGATTACTTACCAATGAAATTCGTTTTAATAAAGATCACCGATTCCAAGATGGAGAAAGTGTTATCTATGAAACTAGAAATACTAAAGGTATTGGTGGCTTAACTACCGAGAGTGAATACTTCGTATTTGTTACTGGACAAACGTCCATGACATTACATGAGACACAGGCTGACGGATTTGCTGGTATCAATACAGTCAATTTGACATCGTTTGGTAATGGTGTACAATATTTTTCCGCAACTGAACTTAAGCAGGTTGTATCGAGTGTTGTTGTCACTAATCCTGGTTTTGGTTACGAGAATAAGCAAAGGGATGTTCCTCCTATAGGGGTGAATACAGTATCAAATTATGTTCAAATACCTAACCACGGTTTTCAATCAAAAGAAGAAGTAGTCTATTCTTTCACACCTGAAGGACCTAAAGAAGCAATTAAGGCATTACGTAAGGGTCAATCATATTTTATCAAAAAAATTAATAATGACGAGTTTGGTTTAACGGAAATTGGGACCAAATCAGTACCCAGAAATTATTATTATGATAATGATATTCTAATTGACTTTACAAATCCTGGTAGAGGTTCCTTCAACTATCCTCCAATTCAAGTTGATGTTCAGGGTGCTGCAGCATCATTCGATAAAACTTTTGTTGAAGAGTTCCAGGAACTCTTTATTATTGAATCTCCGATTGAAGAAAACATTCTTACTCCTGTCGCAACTCTGGCTTGGACTGGTCCTGATGGCGGTGAAGCAGAGATTACAAATAATGGTTCGATGACGGAAGAATATTATGTAGAAATAAACGCCATGTCGAATTGGTTGATTAGTGATGACCCATTCATCGGTAATATCCTTCTGTATGAGGCTAAACTACAACCAATTTTTAGAGGTTCTATTGCAACTATCAATCTTAACAGTGGTGGTATAGGATATGGGTCTTCTACTATTATTGACTTTAATAGACAGCCCGAAGTTGTGTTCTTCTCGGGAGACAAAGCAGATCTGACACCGGTTATTAATAACGGTCAAATTGCCGAAGTTATTATCAATAATCCTGGATTTGGATATAACTCTCCACCTAATCTTGAGATTGTAAGTGAGACCGGAAAATTTGCTGTACTTATTCCTATCGTAGAAAATGGTCAAATTAAAGAGGTAATTGTAAGAAAGGGTGGTACTGGATATGAAGTTGGTAAGACTTCAATAGTAGTATTTTCAGCTGGTCAAGGTGCAAGAACTCAAGCTAATATCAAAGCTTGGAATATCAATTTATTTGAGAAGAACTTTGATAATATAGGAGATAGTGATACAGTAGTAGAAGAAAATATTAACAACAAATCACTACAGTATTCTGCTTTATATGCTCCTAGACCACTAAGAGAAGAAGTTTTTACTCTTAGTGGATTTAACAAAGATAATATTAATTTTGGTATTCCTGATCTTACCCTCAGTACTGGAGGTGAGGAAGAACAAAATACATTCCACTCACCTATCGTAGGTTGGGCTTACGACGGTAATCCAATCTACGGACCATATGGATTTGCCAATATTGATGGGTCTGGTGGTATTGCCAGAATGACGAGTGGATATAAACTTAAGACCACGGGAATTAATAGACCTTCTTATGATGCATTTGAAAATGGGTTCTTTGTTGATGATTTTATATTTGCAGCAGATGGAGATTTAGATGCTTCAAATGGAAGATTTTGTGTTACACCAGACTTTCCCCATGGTGTATATGCATATTTCTGTACGATAGCGGCTAATGTTGATTCCCAAGGCCCATTTAATAAGTATAGAAGACCAGTCTTCCCCTATGTAATTGGAGACCAATATCATTCTTTACCAGAGGCGTTTAATTACAAATCCGACTCCAATCAAGTAGCATACAACATAACCGCAGATAGTTGGTTTAGAAATACAAGTTTCTACTTTACCAATGGTGGTAATAGTCAATATGATTACATATACAACTCAGATTTGATTAGAAATCAATCTGTTGATATTACAGCCACTTCAATTGGTTCTGTTGATGGGTTACAAATTATTTCTGCTGGTGAAGATTATGCAATCAATGATAGAGTTGTATTTGACTCTACTGATACCGGTGGTAGAAATATTAACTATAAGGTTTCAGAAATCCAAGGAAAGAAAGTAGACACTGTTAGTCTTGCATCCACATTTGCTTCTAATGTGGAATTTAGTGGTGGTACAAATGTAAACTCCTTTATAGGAATAACATCTATCCCTCATAATTTCTTAGCAGGAGATATTATCAATATTGACGCCCTGTCAGATTATTATAAGAACTTTGATGGAGCATATTACATAGGTGTTTCAAGTGAGAGATGGTATCTAACTGTAGGTGTAGCAACAGACACACAAACGGGAATACAAACTTACATTTATGTCACGGGTTCTTTAGATCCTAAATTTATTAGACCTAATGATATTTTGAAGTGTGAACGTGAAGAGATGAAAGTTCTCAACATCGATCCTCCTTCAGGTAGAATTAGAGTATTGAGAGGAGTCAATAATACATTGGCTGTAAGGCATGTAGCTGGGTCACTCCTTCGTGATGATCCCAGAAAGATTAGTTTTACAAACGTTGCTATCACAACTCAAAGATCTTTAGTTCAAAATAGACAGTATTATTTCCAACCTAACGAATCTGTTGGTATTGGAACTTCTACTACAAGTGGTATTACAACACTTACCTTCTCTAATCCTGGTGTTGGCGCCACACAATTTAGAATTGATCCACAACAGATCTTAATTCCTGACCATAAACTTCTACTCAATACACCTATGACTTACTATCCCAATACGGGAATAAGTCTTGAGGTATGGAGTGGTGTTAATAATACGCCTGAGTACCTTCTTGAAGAAACAAGATTTGTTTATGCTGTACCATTCTCAAAGGATGTGATTGGTATTGCTACACAACCAGTTGGTGTTAATTCAGTGGGTGAGTATGTTGGTGTGAATAGTGAAGCTGGTGGTTTACTTTACTTTAAAAATAATATTGGACTGGGAAGTTATCATAGTTTTAATACTAATATTAAAGAAGTTCTGAGTGGTAGAGTTTCTGAAAATATTGTCACTGTTGCCACGGCAAAAACCCATGGTATGGAGAGAGGTGATATTGTTACTGTTGATGTAAATCCAATTTCTACAACATGTATTTCTGTCCAGTATAATGACTATAATAGAAGAATTGTCTTTGATCCCGATATTATTCCTGCAGCCGGAATTAATACTACCAAAAATACTTTTACCGTTCCAATCAATAAGTATGTTACCGGTGATAAAATCATCTATTCTGCAGATGTTGCATCTGAAGGTCTATATGATGAGATGATGTACTATGTCTATAGTTATGATAGAACTAGTATTAAATTGGTTTTAAATGAAGTTGAGCTTACAAGTGAAAATCCTCAGTTTATCAATGTTGGATCGGCTCAAACAGCCACAATTGCAAGAATCAATCCAACTGTCCATATTCAAAAAAATCAAAAACTGAAATTTGACCTATCAGATAAATCCCTAGCATTTACTGAGAAGGGAGTTGAATATTCAGCCTTTGATATGAACATTTATAGTGATTTTCAAAAAGTTAATCAGTTCTGGACAACTAAAACTAGTAACAAGTTTGAAGTTACTAAACTTGGGGTTGTAGGTGTTACTTCGGACGCTGCACTTTGTATTGATATTACCAATAATATTCCATCTAGTCTATATTATGGGTTTGTTCCTGATAATTTTGATATTATTCCTCCAGTAAAACTGAGAATTTTTGAAGATACTACAGTATATGATTATAATACTCTGAATATCTTTAATAATAAGTTTGATGGTACATTTAGTATAACTGGAGTTACGTCAGAGACCTTTAATTATACTATTCCGTTTAGTGATGATGATATTACTTCTTATGACAACACAACTGCAACAATTTCTTATGATACTGTTTCCGCAAATACTGTTGGACCTATTAATAGAGTAACCTCGATTGATAATGGAACCGGTTATAGGACACTTCCTGGATATGTTAAGGTTAATAGTGAGAAAGGTACCGGTGCTTTATTGAAACCAACCAGTACCTCAATTGGTAGTATTTTACAAACAAAACTTAATAATATTGGTTTTGGATATCCTTCAGATACTACATTAAATGCTGTAGGCAATCTTCCTCAGGTATTGGAAGTTGAACCTCTTGGTAGTTTTGAATCTGTCGGTATTTCTTCTGCTGGTGTTAATTATAGTCAGGCTCCTGACTTAATAGTTCTGGATGGTGTTACTCATAAACAAATTCTCGATGTAAAACTCATCTACGAGTTAGGTGATACTGAGGTATTCATTCTTGCTAACACTAATTCTCTTAATGATGTTCAGCCTGAAATTATTCCAACCAATAATACTAACGGATTTAGTATTAGTTCTGTTGCTTATAATGAAGTTTCTAAGATTGTTCGTCTTGAGTTCTCTAACCAGTTTAGTGATCCTGAGGATTGGCCCTTTAAGGTTGGGGAACGGGTTATTGTTGAAAATGTAGCCATTGGTTTTGGTACAACTGGTAGAGGTTACAACTCTCAGAACTATGGATATACCTTGTTTGAAGTATCTGCTCTAGACAGTCAGTTAGGTGGATCTGGTGCTTATATTGAATATAGTCTTGAAGATTATCTTGCTCCTGGTGAAGTACCAGGAACGGTTACTTCTCAAGTAGTTGGTTCTGTAACACCTAAAACATATTTCCCAGTATTTGACTCTGTAATTGTTACTCGTCCATTCTTTACAGGAGAAAAAGTAGTTAATGGTCCTCGTACAGGTGTTGTTGAGAGATTTGATGATGTAAGTGGGTATCTATTCATTACATCAGAAGATGACTTTGAAGTTGGGACTGTTATTAGATCAGAAACATCTGGTAATCAGGGTATTGTGGACTCAGCAATTGATTATGACTCTACGATTACCTTAGGTGTAGGTGCGACATTCATTTATGGTTGGCAATCCAACTCTGGTATGTTGAATGACAATCTTCAAGTCATCCCCAATAATGAATATTATCAAAACTTCTCATATTCACTAAAATCTAGAGTACCACTAGGTGTATGGGATGACCCAGTAAGTGCACTTAATCATACTGCAGGATTTGAGAAATTTGGTGATTTGGTAATTGATAATAATGCTCCTGCTATCGTGAAAGCCATTGAGACCGATATTTCTACAGTTGTAGATATTGTTGGCGAAAAGTCAATGTACTGTTATCCAGATTTTGATGGTGCAACAGAAAGGACTGTCAATATTTCCGGTAATAAGATCGTTTCGAATAAAATTATCTTTGAGAATAAGGTACTTATTGATTACTTCGAATCAAGAGGTAACAGAGTACTGGGAATTGATGATTTTAGTAATCAGTTTGACAGTAATCCTAGAGAGACTGAGTATTCCATTGTTGACATTTTTGATGACAAGTATAAGTGGAACAAAATTCTGACTCTTGCTACAGATACTGAAGTTCGTAACAGAAAGCAGTTTAGTATTGTTAATTTGGTTCAAGATGGTACTGATGGTTATGCTAGTGAATATGCCACAATTGATAATGGTATGCCACTGGGTTCTTATGGTTACATCGCTATTGGATCGAGTGAGTGGGGTCTTACATTCTTCCCCAATTTACCAACATACAATAATTATCAGATTTCCTATCAGACCTTCAGTGGATCTACCATTATTGCTGGTATTGGGTCTACCTCAATCGGTAATATTGTCTCTATTGCTGCCACTACTACTGATATTCCTGTCGGAACTGCAACAACTGTTGTTACTTTCCCAACATCTGTTAGATCAGCCAAAATTCTTGCCCAATTTGAAGATACAAATCAGAGATACTTCTTTAATGAACTAAATCTACTCCAAAATGGAACAAAAGTAGAAAGTCTTCATTATGGTGATATTGATAACAATCAAGGATTGGCTGGTATCTCCGGTTTTGGTACTTATCACACATATATTGATGGTTCTAATGTCATTGTCGAATTTGTTCCAAATGTAGGAACAGCTTTGACTGCTGATTGTAGTATTGTTGAAATTGCAGCTGGAGGATCTGGTGTAGGAACTGAAAGTTTGATAGTTTCCAACCTATCTTCTTACGACACCACAATTGCTGCATCTGGATCTCCTACAGCCAATTTAGTTGCAAGTTATAGCAATCCTTTTGCTTGTGAATACTTTATTGTTCAGGTTCAGGACACAACTAACAGTGAATATGAAATGTTTGAAGTCGCAGTCCTTGATTCGGTTAGTAATGAGGCTTTTGTCAAATATGGTGACATTGTAACCAATGTAGGACTTGGAACGGTCGGTATTACGAAAACTGGTTCCACTACAAACCTTGTTTATACTCCAATTGCAGGTATTGACGTAAATGTAAGGGCATTTGGTATTTCTATGAAGAACTACGATAATATCGTTGGTCCTTCTTCAATTACAATTGATAGTAACGTACTTTTCTCCGAATTTGGTACTTATACCGGCACTGCACTGGATACCAAGAAAAACTTTGCACTGTTCCATCAAGAGAAGCCAATTTTCCAAAGGGTGTTTAGAGGAAATAGTGATACTGCGGTTGATTTGCCCAATAACATCATTAAGCTGCCCGATCACTACTTTGTAACCGGTGAAAAACTTAAGTATGCGTATGAGAACTCTCAATTCTCTTCGGCCAATGCTATTGGGATTGGAACTACAGTAATTGCGGGTGTATCTACTGATAAGTTACCATCTACAGTATATGCAGTCAAAATAAATTCTGTAAATGTTGGTTTAGCCGTCAGTGCAACTGACGCACTTACAGTTCCCCCAACTTTGATTGATTTGACGAATTTGGGTATTGGTACATTCCATAAACTGACTTGTACCAATCAAAATGCAAGAGCTCTTCTTGCACTAGACAATATGATCCAGGCACCAGTTACAGAGACCCAAAATAACACAACTCTTCAAGAAGATATTGTATTTGCTGTTGATTTTACTGTTGCAGGTATTGCTTCCTTTAAAGCCAACGATATTATTAAAATTGACGAAGAGTTGATGCTTATTCAGGATGTCGGTGTTGGTGTAACTAACAACCTTAGAGTTCTTAGAGCTCAAATGGGTACAGGTGTTGCAACTCACGTAAGTGGGTCATCAGTAGAACTTATGGGTGGTAACTACAACATTGTAGATAATACCGTTCACTTCGTAGAGGCACCTTATGGTAAGACACCTCTGAGTACTACTACTGGTGCTCCTGATGAAAGATATTGGGGTCCTGGTATCACCACCTACTCGTCATTCCAAGGTAGAACCTTTATGAGGAGTGGTATTAAGGATAGTGAGCAGAACACCTACGAAACCAACTATACATTTGATAATATTCAACTTCAGTTCAACGGTCAAACCAAAAACTTCAGTCTTCTTCAGAATGGTGCAAACGTAGTTGGTTTCTCCACACAACAAGCGATTATCCTTAACTCTAACATCCTTCAGGAACCACAGGGTGCTCAGGCAACCTTAGGTGACTTCAGACTGGAAGAAAGAGCAGGTATTACCAGTATTACCTATCTTGGTGATAGTGTGTCTTCTGAAGAGGATCCTAATAAAGCTACTATACCTAGAGGTGGTAATCTTACATCGGTTGGATCTACACCAGGTTTGGGGTATCAACCTCTAATTGGTGCTGGTGCTTCAGTATTTGTATCTATTGCAGGTACTATCAATTCTGTTGCTATTGGTAACAGTGGATCTGGTTACCGGGTTGGTGTTCAAACCGTAAATGTTGGTTATGCAGTTTCTACGGTTGGTATTACCACTGTGGTTCATATTGGAACAGCTACTGTTGAGAATGGTCATGTTGTCGCTATAACCACATCTTATATTGGTGCTAATCTCGACCCAGAACATCCTCCCGTTATTGTTATTGATAAACCACTACCTTATGCAGGGATCCCTCTAGTTTATTCATCTGGTATCTCTGGTGTTGGTACTGGTGCTCGTGCTGATATTGTAGTTGGACAAGGTTCTAGTGTTATTGCATTCGATATTGTTAGTGCTGGTTTTGGTTACAGAGAGGGTGAAGTTCTTAGAGCATCTATAGGTGGTACTATGGGTATTCCTCTTGAACCCAGTATTCCATATAATGAGTTCCAACTTAGTGTTACCGATGTATATCGTGACCAGTTCAACGGATTTACTGTGGGAGAATTGGATGTCTTTGATTCACTTGGTCCACAATTTAACGGAATAGATAAACAGTTCAATCTTACTATTGCTGGACAACAATTTGCTATTGAAGTTGCCGATGGATCAAACATCAATTTAGCACAATGTTTGATTGTGACAATTAATGATATTCTTCAGGTTCCTAACCAAGCATACAAGTTTAATGGTGGTGCCGTTATAGAATTTACAGAACCTCCTAGGAAAGGTGATACTTCTAAGATTATTTTTTATAAGGGAACGCCTGATGTTGATGTTGTCCTGGTCGATATTCTGGAAACAGTTAAGGTGGGTGATACATTACGACTGGTAAATGATTATAGAAAGGGTCAGACTTTTGGTTTAACCCAAGAACCAAGAGTTGTGACTGGTATTACAACTTTAGATACTGTAACTACCTTTGCATATGATGGACCTGGTGTTACAACTAATAGGTCACTGGTTAGACCAGTTACCTGGTGTAAGCAACAGAATGATATTGTAATCAATGGTCAGTTTGTTACTAAGGATAGGGTTGAATATGAGCCATTTATCCAACCTGCTGCGTATCTAATTTCTTATGTTGGTCCATCTAGTGCATTTGCTTACACTGATACTGCAAGACCATTCTTCAATTCTACAAATGAGACTAATCTTATAGATTATCAGGATAGAATTACTATTATTGATCAAAATACAATTGTGGGGGCTACAGCAACTACCGGAATTGGTACTACTAGTGTCACAACTATCACTGCTAACCTGGTTGGATCTGGATATTCCACATTTACTCCAACAGTCTCTATTTCAGCACCAAATGATCCTAATGGTATTCGAGCAACAGCTACAGCAAATGTAACAGGTAGTGGTGTTACCTCATATACAATTACAAATGCTGGTACCGGTTATACCCAAGCCCCTGTTGTTCAAGTTGAAGTACCGAGTGTCAGAATTGAAAATATTGGTGTTGCCTCATACTTTGGTGATCAGGGTCAAATTGTTGGTTATGCCCAATCAACTGGTGGACTTGGAACTCTGGAATTGTATATACCTGAGGATTCTTATATGAGAGACCCCACTATTGTTGGAACCGCAGTTACTGTTAGTGGTTTGAAGAAAGGTGATTGGTTCACAGTTAATCTATCCCATTCTAAGACCGTTAACAATTTTGATGGAATTTATCAAGTTGCTGAGGCTTACACCGTTATTAAAAATTCACAATCAGTTGGTGTTGGAACTACTGCACTTAGAAGAATTGAAGTCAACAATGTTGCCTTTGGTGCTACTGGAAGTGGTGGTGTTTATAATAACGAAGTTATCTGGGGTGAGTTTAGTTGGGGTAAGATGGCTTTCAGAAATAGAGTTTTAAAAACTGCTTTGGAATTTACACCAAACCCCTATACAGGTATAACAACCTCACCTCTGGTTCAAAGAGAAAAACCACTTAAAAACAACAACTACGTTGTTTAAAATAAATAAAAACATACAAAAGGATCTTGTAGATGGCATACCAAGGGATTAATACAGGTACGTCCCCCAATAGTGGGACAGGTGATACCCTGTTATCAGGTGCTGAAAAAATCAATAGTAATTTTATTGAACTCTTTACAGTAGTTGGTCTTGGTTCTACCGGAACAACTGGTGTTGGAACAACTGGTGTTGTTACCAGTATTATTGGGGGTGATAATATTGGAGTAAGTACCAACACTGGGGCTGTGACAGTCTCGGCAGTTGGAGTTATTACTTCTGTTGTTAGTGGTACTAATATTTTAGTTACTACTAACTCTGGGGTCTCCACTATTTCTCTTTCAGATACGGCTAACGTTCGAGCTGAAACACTGGTTGTTTCTGGTGTATCTACACTTACGAATTTAGGTGTCAGTGGGCTATCTACATTTACAAATTTAGTTGTTAGTGGTGTATCCACATTTACGAATAATGTTGTTTTAGGAAATAATTCAGCAAATAGAGTAACTATAAATGGACTTATAAATTCAGCATTAACACCTGATCTAAATCAAATCCATGATCTAGGTGCCCCGGCTGATAAATGGAACAATGTATATGCATCAGTAGGTAATTTTATTAATATAGATGCTAATACAATCTCGGCTGCATCTTCAATTACAGCTGATAATGGTTTCTATGGTGATGGTTCTGGATTAACTAATCTACCTACTGGTATCACTACATCAAATGTATCTGCAAATACTTTAGTTGTTGCTGGTGTCTCTACTCTTGGTGTAGTAAATGCCAATATAGTAAATTCGACAGTATTTGGTGGTGATGGTTCTACTTTATCAAACATACCTACATCAATTATTGCAGGTGATAATATTAGTGTAAGTGGTTCTACTGGTAATGTTACTATCACTGGTCTTGCAAATACGGCAAACGTCGTAACAAATACTTTAGTTGTATCTGGAGTATCTACTCTTGGTGTAGTTACAGGTGCAACATATTATGGTGATGGTTCTGGATTAACTAATCTACCTGCTGGTATCACTACATCAAATGTATCTGCAAATACTTTAGTTGTTACAGGTGTTTCTACCTTGACAAATGTAGTTGTGGGAACCACTACAGACCATACATTGACCGTAACCGGAAAAGTTGATTCCAACTTAATTCCTGCACTTAATCAAACGTATAATATTGGTAAATTTGATGGTAAGTGGAATAATATCTATGGAAACATAGTACACTCTACAATTTTAACTACTAATACAGTTTCTGCTTCGTCTTCCATTACAGCTAATAATGGGTTCTATGGTGATGGATCAAATCTGACGGGTATTGCCAACACTTCTAATATTAATACAGATTCTATCAATGTAGCAGGAGTGACCACCTCTTCTGGAGGATTCTCTAGTGGAACTGGTTCACCTGTTAAGATTTCTGTAGTAGGAACTACCTTGACATTTACTGTTGATGGTATTGGATCTACTAGTCTCACATTGTCATAATAAATAACAAAAAAGTACTACAACAATGCCGGCAATAATTACTGATCAATTGCGCATTTCTAATGCAAGGAATTTTGTAGATTCAGTACAAAATACCAATAATTCTTATTATGCATGGATTGGTCTCCCTAACGCAACCGCATATCAATCTGACTGGAATTCCAACCCTCCTGCTCCCATGGACAGTTTGGACCAGTCTAACTGGTACTGGGATACCATGTTGGCTCTTAAAAAGATCAACGCTGGTGATGTAAGTCAGGTTGTAAGGAAGATCCAGTGGCAATCTGGTACCACATATGATATGTGGAGAAACGATATTACAAGAGATAATCCATCTCAACCCTCTGGTGCCTTTGACATCTATGATGCAAACTACTATGTGTTGAATAGTGAGTTTAAGGTTTATGTTTGTCTGTTTAATAATGCCAATCCAGAAAACAGTTTTAGGGGTGGTCCTTCTCTAGACGAACCAAACTTTACAGATCTAGAACCCAGAGAGGCTGGTAGTAGTGGTGACGGTTATATTTGGAAGTATCTTTACACGATCAAACCAAATGAGATCATCAAGTTTGATTCTACAAACTACATGCCAGTTCCTATAGACTGGTTTACCAATCCTGCTTACGATGCAGTAAGAGAGAATGCAAAGACCAGTGGTGAAATTAAGATTGTAACCATTAGAAACCGTGGTGTTGGTATCGGTACTGCAAACGTCACTTACACCAGAGTTCCTATTCTAGGTGATGGACGTGGTGCAGAGGCTACAGTCGTAGTTAATAATGATTCTAAGATTGAGTCAGTGACTGTATCTAATGGTGGTGATGGTTATTCTTTTGGAACTTTGGATTTAGAAAATGGTGGTGTTCCTGAAGGAACTGTTGCACCTGTTTTCAATGTCATCATTCCTCCTCCTGGTGGAACTGGTGCTGACATTTATCGTGAGTTGGGAGCGTATAATGTTCTCTCTTATGCTAGATTTGAGAATGATACTCAAAACCCAGATTTTATTACAGGTAACCAATTTGCCCAAGTAGGAATTGTTAAAAATCCTACCAACTACAACTCATCCACACTACTTACGATTGATAAGGCTAGTGCTGTTTATGCATTAAAACTTGTTGGAACTGGATATAGTGAGGCAACCTTTGTTGCTGACTCTTTTGTTACACAAACGGTTGGTCTAGGTTCAACAGCTGTTGGTAGGGTTGTTTCTTACGATCAAGCAACAGGTGTTCTTAAGTATTGGCAAGATAGAACAACAGCTGGTTTTAATACCAATGGTTCACAAAATCCATATCCTGTTTATGGATTTGAACAGTTGCAGTTTACAGCTGCTCCTGGAGCTAGTGGTAGTTTGCAAATTATTCCTAATGAAGGTAATATTTTGAGTATTGATACCAAATTTACAGGTGTATCAACCACGATAAATAGTCGTACATACTTTCTGGGTCAGGAATTCAATCTAGGAGTTTCTAAGCCAGAGTCTCAAAAACGTTCTGGTGACATCATATATGTTGATAACAGACCTTCTGTTACTAGATCATCTTCACAGAAAGAAGACGTTAAAGTTATCTTGCAATTCTAAGAGATATGCCACAGGAAACTAATCTCAATGTCGCTCCGTATTTTGACGACTTTGACCCTCAATCTAATTATTATAAGGTTCTATTTAAACCTGGTTTCCCGGTTCAAGCAAGAGAACTAACAGGTTTACAGTCTATTCTTCAAAATCAAGTTGAAGAAATGGGTAACCACTTCTTCAAAGAAGGTGCGAAAGTTATTCCTGGTGATTTAACGTATATTCGTAATTTTTATGGTATTCAAATTGAACCCGAGTTTCTAGGTATCCCTGTAGGTATCTACCTTGACCAGTTGGTTGGTACAACAATTACTGGATCCACAACAGGGGTTACTGCAAAAGTTGTTACATATATCACTGACCAAGAATCGGACAGAGGAGTATATACCCTTTATGTTAACTATGAGAACAATGCTACTTCCGATGAGGATCCTGATGTATTCTCAAGTAGTGAAGTTCTGACTACAAGTAAGAATATAACGTATGCATCTACCTTTATCTCTGCAGGAGAAGGATTTGCAACAACAATTCCACAGAGTGCCTCTATTATTGGTTCGTCATTTAATATTGCACAAGGTGTATATTTCCTGAGGGGATATTTTGTCAATGTTAATGCTCAAACTCTAATTCTTGATC